GATCGGCTACGGCCTGTCCGGGGATGCCTACCATATCACGGCCCCTTCCGAGGACGGAGAGGGGGGCGAGCGTTCCATGCGCTCTGCACTGCGCCACGCAGGGCTGGAGCCGAAGGATATCGACTACATCAACGCGCACGGCACCTCGACTATGGCAGACACCATCGAGTTGGGCGCAGTGGAGCGGATGATGGGCGAGCATGCTGACAAGGTCACCATGTCTTCCACCAAATCGGCGACCGGTCATTTGCTGGGGGCTGCGGGCGCGATCGAGGCGATCTTCTCGATCCTTGCGATACGGGACCAGATCGCACCCCCGACGATCAACCTTGATAACCTTGCGGTTGAGACGAAGATCGATCTGGCCGCGAATGCGCCAGTGAGGCGCGAAATCAACGTCGCACTCAGCAATTCATTCGGATTTGGTGGAACCAACGCGAGCGTTCTGTTCGGAAAGGTCGATTAAATGTGGCGTCACGTGGCGGCGAATGCGATCACATTTCTGATGGTTGCCCTGTTTCTGGTGGGCGGCCTGATCATGTGGGGCAAGGCGGAGTACGACGCGCCCGGGCCACTGACCGAAGCGGTCTGTGTCGAGGTTGCAAGCGGCAGCAACATGCGCCGCGTCAGCCAGAACTTGCTGGAACAAGGCGCTGTCAGCTCTGCTGCGATTTTCCGGATTGGCGCTGATTATCAGGAGAAAACCGGTGATCTGAAGGCGGGTAGCTTTCTGGTCGAGCCAGAAGCGACAATGGAACAGATCGTTGACCAGATCACGCGCGGCGGGGCGAGTACGTGCGGCACTGAAATCGTTTACCGCATCGGGGTCACCCGTGTGAGTGTTCAGGTGCGTGAACTGGACCCTGTCACAAACAGGTTTGCCGAGCTTGCGACTTTTACCCAAGGTGAAGAAGAAGCGCCTGCCGAATATGTGCAGACCCGTGACAAGGGCGAAGCGCGCTTTCGGGTGGCGGTGGCAGAGGGGGTCACCAGCGGGCAGGTCGTAAATGCTCTCGAGGGCATGGATATTCTGGACGGTGCGGTTGCGCAGACACCTGCCGAGGGCTCTCTGGCACCTGATAGCTATGAGGTGCGGATGGGAGATGACCGCGCGGCGCTGCTGGCGCGGATGCAAAGCGCACAGGTGACCTTGTTGGCTGCGGCATGGGAATCGCGGGCCGAGGATCTGCCCATCGAGAGCCCGGAAGACCTGTTGATCCTTGCTTCGATTATCGAGAAAGAAACCGGTGTCTCCGACGAACGGCGGCAGGTATCGAGCGTTTTTGTAAACCGTATCAATCAGGGCATGCGATTGCAGACAGACCCCACGGTGATCTACGGCATCACTAACGGGGAGGGTGTTTTGGGGCGCGGATTGCGGCGCAGCGAGTTGCGCGCGCAGACGCCGTTCAACACCTATGTCATTGCAGGGCTACCGCCCACGCCCATCGCCAATCCGGGGCGCGCGAGCTTGATGGCCGCAGCCCAGCCTGACGAGACACCCTATATTTTCTTTGTGGCGGATGGCACGGGCGGGCACGCTTTTGCAGTCACCTTGGAAGATCACAACCGCAATGTCGCCGTCTGGCGCCGGATCGAGGCGGAAGCCGCCGCAGCTGCTGAGGCTGCAAGCACTGATTGACCCATAGTGTTGCGCGCACCGCGCGGTGCTGTCGCCCTGCGTTAAAAGAACTGCGTTATACCAATCCCATGCTAGGAGATTTGGGGAACGGCCCTGACACTTAGTCGGGGCCGTTTTTTCATGTCTTTCGATCGGAGGTTTCCGAGCGAAAGGACCGAGAACTGATGAATATCCAACCGGTGCCACCACTCGACGAGTTGGCGGAAGCAGAGGCGATGTTTGCTTCCGTGCAGCGCACACTCGGTGAGTTAAGAGAAGCATTAGAGAGCCTGAAACAACAGGCGATAACCGGAGGAGACATCGATGCAACAGCATCGTCCAAGACGTTTATCCAGCTTACGGATGCGGTTGGGCGGTGCCAGAAAGCGGGAATGATCTTGAATGACTGCCGACATAAACAAGCCGGAATTGCGCGTGGAGGGTTCGCCCTCGACATGGAAAAAGCGCGGGTTGATATCGGGTGCAAACTTGATCGGCTCCGCTGCGCCATCGGTACAGGAGACGTTCCTGAATGAGCTGGAGGAGGGGGAGCTTCGTGCTCTCCCTTACCTTTTCGCATTTTGGGCTATGCCCCATCAATTGCCCCCCGAAGGGCCATGGCGGTCGTGGGTGATCATGGGGGGGCGTGGTGCGGGGAAAACCCGTGCGGGCGCCGAATGGGTGCGCAGCGCAGTCGAGGGTCCGCGCCCGCTGGATGCGGGGCGGTGCAAGCGTATTGCGTTGGTCGGCGAGACTTTGGATCAGGTGCGCGAAGTCATGATTTTTGGTGACAGCGGGATATTGGCCTGCACCCCAGCGGACAGGCGTCCTGATTGGGAGGCCACGCGCAAGCGGCTGGTCTGGCCCAACGGAGCGATTGCCACAGTGCATTCCGCATTCGATCCCGAAGGACTGCGCGGGCCACAATTTGACGGCGCGTGGGTGGACGAGATTGCCAAGTGGAAAAAGTCCCAGGAGACGTGGGACATGCTGCAATTCGCGCTGCGTTTGGGGGCGTATCCGCAGGTCTGTGTGACCACCACGCCGCGCAATGTGCCTGTGCTCAAGCAGTTGCTGAAATCCCCCTCGACCGTGGTGACCCATGCGCCGACCGAGGCAAACCGTGCCCATTTGGCGGCTTCGTTTCTGGAGGAGGTGCGCGCACGCTATCGCGGGACACGGCTTGGCCGTCAGGAACTGGATGGGGTGTTGTTGTCGGATGCCGAGGGCGCACTTTGGACATCTGCGATGATCGAGGCAGCGCAGATCGCTGACCTGCCGCCGCTGGACCGGATTGTGGTCGCTGTTGATCCTGCCACCACGGCAGGTGCTTCGGCGGATGAGTGCGGGATCGTCGTGGCGGGGGTACAGTGCAACGGGCCGCCCCAGGATTGGCGCGCATATGTGCTGGCGGATTGCACTGTGGCGGGCATGGGGCCTGCGGGCTGGGCGCGTGCGGCCATAGCCGCGATGGAGCAGTTTTGTGCAGACCGTTTGGTGGCAGAGGTCAATCAGGGCGGGCAGATGGTGCAGGAGGTAATTCGGCAGGTCGATCCGCTGGTCCCTTACAAAGGTGTGCATGCTTCACGCGGCAAAGTTGCCCGCGCCGAGCCTGTGGCTGCTTTGTACGAGCAGGGGCGGGTAAGACATATGGCTGGCATGACGGATCTGGAGGATCAGATGTGCCGCATGACGCGCCACGGCTTTGAGGGCGGCGGTTCTCCTGATCGCGTGGATGCCCTTGTCTGGGCGCTGCATGAACTGATGATCGAGCCTGCGGCCAAATGGCGACAACCGGGTGTTCGGTCGCTTTAGCAGGCTGATGAAAGAAGGAATTAGGGTGGCTTTGGCCACCCTTTTTTTTGGCGCGCAGGGCTGTTGCGCGCGGTGCGAACGGTCTGGTTTCGTCGAATTAAGATCGCAGTGGCAAAGTGTTTTCAGAAGCGGTGAGGCAGCAGGTCTGCCACGGGATACGGAAAGAGGAGAGCGCGGGTGTTTGATTTTCTAAAGCGTGGGACAGCGGAATTGGCGGAGGTTAAAGCATCGGCAACAGGGCGTGTTGTGGGAGTACAGACATCTGGCCGCGTGGCGTGGAGCCCGCGTGACACAGTATCGCTGACGCGAACAGGGTTTGCGGGCAACCCCGTTGGCTTTCGCTCGGTCAAATTGATCGCCGAGGCTGCAGCGGCCCTTCCATTGGTGTGCCAGGACAGTGCGCAGCGGTTCGAGACGCATCCGGTGCTGGCGTTGATGGCGCGGCCAAATGGTGCACAGGGGCGCGCGGAATTGCTCGAAGCGCTGTATGCGCAGTTGCTGTTGTCAGGCGATGGCTACATCGAGGCGGTGGGCGCGGAGGCGGGTTTACCGCTGGAGTTGCATGTGCTGCGGTCTGACCGGATGTCCGTCGTGCCGGGTGCTGACGGGTGGCCGGTGGCGTTTGAATACGCCGTGAGCGGCCGCAAGCACCGCTTTGATGTCAGTAACGGGGCGCCTGTGTGTCATTTGCGCAATTTCCACCCGCAGGACGATCACTATGGTTTCAGCCCGATGCAGGCTGCGGCCACTGCGGTGGATGTCCACAACTCTGCCTCACGGTGGAGCAAGGCGCTGCTGGATAACGCGGCGCGGCCATCAGGGGCGATCATCTATAAGGGGGCCGACGGTCAGGGGGCGATGACCAATGACCAGTATGAGCGGTTGGTCAGCGAGATGGAGAGCCATCATCAGGGTGCGCGCAATGCGGGTCGTCCGATGCTTCTCGAAGGGGGACTGGATTGGAAGCCGATGGGATTCTCGCCCTCTGACATGGAGTTCCAGAAGACCAAGGAAGCTGCGGCGCGCGAGATTGCACTGGCGTTCGGGGTGCCACCCATGCTGATCGGCATCCAGGGGGACGCGACCTACGCCAATTATCAAGAAGCGCACCGGGCGTTCTACCGCCTGACGGTATTGCCACTTGCCACGCGGGTGACGGCGACGTTGGCGCATTGGTTGTCTGGGTTCACAGGAGAGTTGGTCGAATTGAAGCCTGATCTGGACCAGGTGCCCGCGCTAAGCGCGGAGCGGGATGCACAATGGGCGCGGGTGGCGGGTGCCGACTTTCTGACGGAGGCGGAAAAGCGTGTGCTGCTGGGCCTGCCCGTGGTGGCAGCGGATGAGTGATCTTCCCATCGAGCGGTTTCAATGTGCGCCAGGCATGCGGCTGCAAGCGCACGAGCAGGTAAGTGCCATCCATTTCACCAATCTCAACGCGCGGCTGGACCGCATCGAAGTGATGATGGAGCGGTTGGAGCGGCGTCTGTGGCTGGCGGTTTACGGCGTGGTCGCAGTGATCCTGGCCAAGGTTGTGCAGACGTTTTTGGACGTGGCGCCACTTGGCTGAACGGAAAAACAGGAGAAAACGATGATTAAGAATGCCAATAGCTTCGCGCCCTGCGCGTTGAACGGAGAAGGCTTGGCTGGTCTCGAGCGCAAATTTATGCAGCTCGATGAGGTGGCGCAGATCGAGGGTGGCGTGGAAATCAAGGGCTACGCAAGCTTTTTCGGCGACGTCGATCAGGGCAATGACGTGGTGCAGAAGGGTGCTTATGCCACCAGCCTAGGCGCGCTGAAGGCGGCAGGGCGCGGGGTCAAAATGCTGTGGCAGCATGATCCCGCCCAACCCATCGGTGTGTGGGACGAGGTGCGCGAGGATGCGCGCGGCCTGTTTGTAAAGGGGCGTATTCTGCAATCCGTGGCCAAGGGCCGCGAGGCGATCGCACTCATCGAGGCGGGTGCCATCGACGGTCTGTCCATCGGGTACCGTACGGTGAAAGCCAGTAAGAATACCAAGGGCCAACGGCTTTTGCAGGAACTGGAGCTTTGGGAGGTGTCGCTTGTGACCTTTCCGATGTTGCCCAGTGCGCGGGTGGGGGCAAAGGCGGATGGTTTGATCCGGCTTGAGGACATCCTGCGCGACATGGCGGGGGTATTTGATGCGGCCAGTGCCGAGATCACGCCCCGCGACACCAACCAAGAGGGGAATGCGAGATGAGCGATACCAACGGACACGCCGGGGGGCTTTCTCCGGCGGATGATGTGCGGCGGGCTGTCACCGGCTTTGTCACACAGATGAAGGGCTTTCAGGCCGATATCGAGACGAAATTTCAACAAACAGAAGAGCGAATGAATATGCTGGATCGTAAGACAATGACTGCTGCACGCACACCTTTGGCGGGAGCTACCGAGACGGTGGCGCCGCACAAGAAGGCCTTTAATGCCTATGTGCGGTCTGGTGATGATGATGGGCTGCGGGGTCTGGAGCTTGAGGGCAAGGCACTGTCTGCGGCGGTCAATTCTGATGGCGGGTATTTGGTGGATCCGCAGACTTCGGACATTGTGAAATCAGTGCTCAACACTACCGCGTCGATCCGTGCGATTGCGTCAGTCGTAAATGTTGAAGCCACGTCTTATGACGTGCTGGTGGATCATTCCGATGTGGGTGCTGGATGGGCGACTGAAGCGTCCACGGTCGGCGAAAGCGACACACCGCAGATCGATCGCATCACTGTGCAGCTGCACGAGTTGAGCGCGCTGCCCAAGGCGTCGCAGCGGTTGCTGGATGATGCTGCCTTTGACATCGAAGGCTGGCTGGCGGGTCGCATTGCGGACAAGTTTGCCCGCGCCGAGGCAGGTGCCTTCATCAATGGCGATGGCATCGACAAGCCAAAGGGCTTTCTGGCCCATAGCACTGTCGATAACGATGTTTGGGCGTGGGGCAATCTGGGCTATGTGCCGACGGGGGTTGCGGGGGATATCACGCCTGACGCAATTGTTGATGTCGTCTATGCGCTGGGGGCACAGTACCGCGCCAACGCCAGCTTTGTGATGAACTCCAAGACTGCCGGTCTGGTGCGCAAGCTCAAGGATATGGATGGCCGTTTCCTGTGGTCCGACGGTCTGGCAGCAGGTGAGCCTGCGCGTCTCATGGGCTATCCTGTGTTGATCGCCGAAGACATGCCTGATGCCGGTGCGGATGCCTTCGCAATGGCGTTCGGGGATTTCAATGCGGGCTACACCATCGCGGAGCGTCCCGACCTGCGCATTCTGCGCGATCCGTTCAGCGCCAAGCCGCATGTCCTGTTCTATGCCACCAAACGTGTCGGCGGTGATGTCAGCGACTTTGCAGCGATCAAGCTGTTGAAATTCGGCACAGCCTAAGGGTGCGCCGAAGCCGGAGCGGTCACGGCCGCTTCGGTCCGGGCGTGCGCCCTGACGACCCAGCCGCATTGTCTAGCTGCTCCCCTCCGATCGAGCAATGCGCAGACGGGGTGTACGTCCGGGATGGGGAGCGGCCTGCCCGGGGCGGGAATATGACGCAAGTTTGAGAGAGGCTTTGGGATGTTGATGACAGAGACAGATGTGCCGGATGCGGCCCTGCCGGTAGCGGCGCTGAAGGCGCATATGCGCATGGGAACGGGGTTTGCGGAGGATACGTTGCAAGACGCGGTGCTGGGCAGTTTTCTGCGCGCAGCCATGACGGCCATCGAGGCGCGTACAGGCAAGGTTCTGATCGAGCGGGAATTCACGCTTGTGGTTCATGCGTTGCCGAATGCGCAAGCGGTGGCGCTGACCGTGGCCCCTGTAACCGTGATCGCTGATGTGCAGGTCGTGACGCGCAGCGGTGTGCAAACTGTGCTGGACACCAGCGCGTACTGGTTGGAGCGTGACGGGCATATGCCGCGCTTGCGGTCTACAGGTGCCGCATTGCCTGCGATTACTGCGGGAGACGAACTGCGGGTGCGGTTCCTCGCTGGCTACGGGCCGGAATGGGACGACGTGCCGAGCGATATGCAGCAGGCAGTGCTGATGTTGGCCGCGCATTTCTACGAATACCGCCACGACACAGCACTGGGGGGCGGTTGCATGCCTTTTGGCGTCACCTCTTTGATCGAGCGGTTTCGCGCCTTGCGCATGGGCCGTAGCGCGGCTCAATTATGAGAGCGCCGCAATTGAACCGCCAACTTGTCCTCGAGGCGCCTGATGTATTGGCTGACGGTGCGGGTGGCTTTGTCAAAGGATGGGTGCCCTTGGGCATTCTCTGGGCAGACATCAAACCCGGAAGCGGGCGGGAGACGGCGCAAAGCGGCGCGCCCGTCAGCCGCATGGCCTACCGCATCACTGTGCGGGGTGCCCCGATGGGCAGTGACAAGCGACCCGCCGCACAGCAGCGGTTCCGCGAGGGTGACCGGATTTTCACAATCGAGGCTGTCTCAGATCATGACCCTGACGGGCGGTATCTGACGTGCTTTGTGCAAGAGGAGCAAGTTGTATGAGTTATGCGATATCGGGGCCGTTACAAGCGGCCGTTTTTGCAACCCTCAATGCCGATGCAGCCCTTGGCGCATTGGTAGGTAGCGCGGTCTATGATGCGGTCCCAGCGGGAGTGGTGCCCGATCTCTACGTTCGGTTAGGGTCCGAGACGGTGCGTGAAGCATCTGACGGAACCGGCGCGGGTGCTGTGCATTTCCTGATGGTTTCGGTGATCACGACCAATCCGGGATTTGCCACCGCAAAAGCGGCTGCGGCGGCTGTGAGCGATGCGTTGCAGGACGCAGATCTGACCTTGGCACGCGGCAGACTTGTCTCTCTTCGGTTCGAGAAGGCCACGGCGCGGCGCATCGACGAGGCCAGTGCGCGTCAAATCGATTTGCGGTTTCGCGCACGGGTACAGGACGGCTGAACCCACCCCCTAAATACATACAATTCTCAACGCCAGATGGCACACTACAGGAGTACACAAGATGGCTGTTCAAGCAGGTAAAGATCTTTTGGTCAAAGTGGACATGAGCACGGACGGAAACTTCGAAACCATCGCGGGGCTGCGGGCCACGCGCATCAGTTTCAACGCCGAGGCGGTCGACGTAACAGCACTCGACAGTGCGGGGGGGTGGCGTGAATTGCTGGGGGGCGCGGGTGTGCGCTCTGCTGCGATCAGCGGATCGGGTGTGTTTCGCGACGAAGGCACAGACGAGCGGGCGCGCCAGTTGTTTTTTGACGGGCTGACCCCTGATTTCCAGATCGTGATCCCTGAATTCGGGATTGTGGAGGGGCCGTTTCAGGTGACGTCGCTGGAATACGCAGGCCAGTTGAACGGGGAGGCAACTTATGAGCTGTCACTCGCCTCGGCGGGAGAATTGCAGTTCATCCCTTACGTTGATCCGGTGGTCTGAGCATGGCCAACCGGTGGCGCGGAGAGGTGGTGTTGGTCGTGGA